TCAGGCACGCCGGGCCAGCGGCGCTTCGGCGCGAGCGAGCGGTATCGCCTTGCCTGGCTTCGTCGGCACCAGGCTGGCGTGGGCCTTGCCCTGCGCGCCGGCCTGCGGCGGCAGCTTGAATACGGCCAGCGCCTTGGCCATCGCCTGCGCCTGCACATCCAGTACCCCGGTGGCGGCCGACGCCTCCTCGACCATCTGCGCGTTCTGGCGGGTCACCTCGTCCAGTTGCATGATGGCGTCCTTGACCTGTTTGACGCCGCTGCTCTGCTCGCGCGTCGAACCGCTGATTTCACCCATGATGGAGGCGACGCGGCCGATGGCCTCGATCACCGCATCCATATCCTGCCCGGCCGTGCCGGCCATGCCGGCGCCGACCTCGATCTTGCCGGCCGAGGTGTCGATCAAGGCTTTGATCTCCTTGGCGGCGGCCGCGCTGCGCTGGGCCAGGTTGCGCACTTCGCTGGCGACGACGGCGAAGCCGCGGCCTTGTTCACCGGCGCGGGCCGCTTCGACGGCGGCGTTCAGCGCCAGGATATTGGTCTGGAAGGCGATGCCTTCAATCAGGCTGATGATGTCGACGATCTGGCGCGAGGAATTGCTGATGTCGTTCATGGCCGTCACCACTTGCGCCACCGCCACGCCGGTGCGTTCGGCCAGCGCGGTCGCCTCGCTCGCTACGCCGCTGGCGGTGTTGACGTTGTCGGCGGTCTGGCTGACCGTGTCGGTGATCTGGCCCATGTTCGCCGAGGTCTGTTCCAGGTTGGCCGCCTGTGCCTCGGTGCGTGCCGACAGGTCGACATTGGCGGTGCGCACCAGCGTGGTGGTGCTGCGGGTCAGCGTGAAATTGCTGCGGATGTCGACCAGGATGGAGGCCAGGTTCAGGTTCAGCTGGCGCACGAAGGCTTGCAGCTGGCCCAGCTCGTCGTGACGGTCGACCGCCATGCGCGTGGTCAGGTCGCCGCCGGCCAGGATGCGGGCGGCATTGATGCTGGCCTGGATAGGCGCGACCACGGCCCGGTGCAGGTTGCGCCAGCCGTACAGGGCCAGCGCCGCCATCAGCAGTGCCTGCACATGCAGGGCGCTGTCGGAATAGGGCAGCACGGCATGGGCCGCCATGGACAGCGCCAGCGCCGCCATGCTGCCGAAGCACAGGGCCAGTCGCTGCGCCAGCGTGATGTCGCGCAAGGCGTTGGCCAATCTGCGCCAGCCGCGCGCGGCGGCGGCGCCGCGCAGGATGCGGATGCCTTCCGGGTTGCTGCCCTTGACGGTGCGGTAGAGCTGCTCGGCTTCCTGGATCTGTTCGCGCTTGGGCTTGGTGCACACCGACATGAAGCCGGTCGTCCTGCCCTTTTCGATCACCGGCGTGACGTTCGCAATGCACCAGAAGAAACCGCCATCCTTGCGGCTGTACTTGACCAGGCCGCGCCATGGTTCTCCCGACAGCACCGTGCGCCACATGTCGGCGTCCAGCTCGGGCGGCATGTCGGCGTGGTATAGCACATTTTGCTTGCGTCCGTTCAGTTCCTGGTCCGCGAAACCGCTGGCCTCGATGAAGGTGGCGTTGGCGTAGGTCAGATGACCCTGGAGGTCACTTGTGGTGACGATGGGCTTGCCGTCTTCAAGGACGGTTTCGCTGCTGGTCGCATGGGTGGTGCGCATGGATGGTCCTGTGCATGGGATTGACGAATGTGGTCTGCATACTAACAGAGTTAAGTGTCAAGTAATTTCCCAATAGTATGATTTTTGCACGGGCGCAACACTGTTTGTTACAGTCGGGACTTACCGCTAGTGGTCGTCGGGATCGGTCCACAATTCCATGTACTGTTCCGACCGGTTCAGCAGGTCCTGGTCCATGTTTGCCAGGCGGTCCACGGGAGGATGAATTGGGTGCTGGTTGAAGGCGCTGTAGCCCAGGCCCATGCGTCCGTCCGGGATCGCATAGCCGGTGAATTCCAGGATCGTCGGCATCAGGTCGAAGTGCAGCAACTGCTTGCGGTTCGGCGCCGGCGCGTCTTTCGAGATGAAGCTGTTGAAGATGGTCCGCTCGGAGAGCTGCGACAGCTGTGGCGTCAGCGGGTTCTTGCGTGACAGGTGGTCGCCGAGGATGACGATGTTGGTGTTTTCCAGATAGCCGTTGTCCTTGGCATAGCGCACGAACTCGGCCACCTCTTGCGCGGTGCAGGACACCACGCCGTCGAACCCGGAAAACCCTTTCTTCGCGCAGCTGTCCGACAGGTGGCCTTCCGGTTCGTGCGTGTCGACGGTGAGCAGCGTCAGGTTGAATTTCTGGCCCGAGCCCGACAGCTCACGCAGCTTGGTTTTCGCGCGCGCAAACAGGTCGGCGTCGTACAAGCCCCAGCCGTTCATGTCGCTGGCCGCCACGCCGCTCTTGAGCCACTCGTCGCGGCCGTAGACTTCATGGTAGTGATGCTGGTTGAGGAACTTGTCCTTGCCGGCGAAGTTGGTCGAGGCACCGCCCATGAAAACGTTGCGATAGCCGCGCTGCTCCAGCAAGTCGGTCAGGCAGACCGCGTTCTTGAGGAAGGAGCTGAGCGCCTGGCCCTGCGTGTTGCCGTCGAAGATGGTCACCCGTTCCAGCGGCACGCCGCATTGCGTCGCCACGATGGCGGCGATGGTCCAGCCGGTGCCCGGCGCTTGCTGATAGTCGGCGAAACTGATTCCGTTCAGCGCGGTGAGCGGCGCCAGTAGATCGCGCTTGAAGGCGGACTTGGCGGAATAACCCTGCTCCAGGCTTTCGACATAGATCAGCACCAGGTTCTTCGGCTTTTGCGCCGCCACGGCGACCGACGCCGGCTGAACGTAATTGGCGCCGAAATAATCCGGGCCGAAATCGGAGGACAGGTATTTGAAGGCGGAGACGTCGCAGACCCAGAAGGTCGTCGCGCCCAGTACCAGCAGTTGCGGGAACCAGCGATGGATGCGGTAGCACAGCACGCGGCAACACTGCGGCGCCCGGGCGATGGCATGCCGCACCTTGGGCTCAACGTAAAACAGCAGCGCCAGGAAGACCAGCGGCGCCAGTACGCACCAGCGGATGAAGCGCCATGTGACCGCAGGGTCCACGGTGTCCATCAGCTCGATGCCAAAATTGACATGGTAGGCAATCTGGTTCAGGTCGGGCTGGCCGAACGAACGGTGCAGCCAGTAGCTGAAGCAAAGGGGAAAAAGCGCCAGCAAGTACAGGCTGCTGCGTATCAGACGGGGACCGGTCATTTTTTGGGACAAGTAGGTGGATCAAGTACCTATCTTCCCAATTGCAATTGTCTGCAACATTGCCGGCGGCCACCGTTTTGTATCGAAGTGTTGTGTCGCGCTTACATGGATTTACGTCCGGGGATTTGGACGGCGTCGGTTTGCGCGAAATCGCCCACGGCAACCGCTCCGGCGCCGGCATTTGTCAACCACGTGCAAAGCCGCGTAGAATGCGTGGCACGCGGGTGTAGCTCAATGGTAGAGCAGAAGCTTCCCAAGCTTACGACGAGGGTTCGATTCCCTTCACCCGCTCCATAGGTATCTTTATTGATATTCGTCATTCGCGCACCTCCCCAAAATCTGGTCTTCTCCCCAATATCATCGCAAGCTAGGAATTCGTTCGTTGGTTGAGGCGAAAAAAAGGCCGCAATGGCGGCCAAAATTGTCGAGTCTGAAACTCACTCGCTAGTTAGATTTATCGGACGATTGCTTTTGCTCTGCATCGGCAACAGGGGCGGTAACTCTGAACGTTGGAATCTCCAACAAAGGCAACAATGCCTGGCTAAAGCCCGCACGATTTGTCAGGGAATAGACATTCTCCCGAACGTACGGGTAGAGGATGAGAGGGGCGTTGTGGTCCGCCCAGTGGGTAATTTTATCGACAGGGAAGGCGCTTTCGTCGACCTTGAATACACCCACCACTTCAACTTTCAGTTGAAGTGGACCATTATCATCGTCTTCGCCGGAGACGACTCGCATCTTCACATTGATTCGCTGTTTCTCAGAATTGTAGTTAGACGAAGCTGTTTCGATAGAAAACTCGCCTAGCTCTGTGTCCTGCGGAGCGGTTACGTCAACCTTAATGGCGAGCTCAACCACACGCAAACTCACCAATTGAATTGCGTGTGGCTTATATTGGCCGTTATTAGACATTAAGCCGCCAGCGCGTAAGAATTATCGTTTACTGCCAACGTCACATATTCAAACGAATCCGGCGAGTGACTCTTCGATTCAGTGTATTGCTCTTTATCGCTCTTAAAAGCAAAATGAGCGTGAATAAAAAAGTAGCCGCGCGACAGAGTCCAGTGCGAAAGAAATTCCCGTGCAGTTCGCATAGCTACGGCAAGAGGACCGTCCTTATGCTTCTCCAAATCTGCACGAAGTTCAGCGGCAGACAGGGTTTCCATTTCATCGAGCGCTATTGCCAATGCTTCTCTTACCGAGAGCGTACTCATTTTCTACTCCTCAAGAGTCATCAAATTTACTTCAATTTTTACTGCCTTATTCCTCACGACCAAAATCGGAGGATAAGGCATAACATTCTTTGTCGGGAAGCTTATGCGCGGCGGAGAAACGGTTGCCTTAGCCAATAATATTGGAGTACCCCGCAATAATTCAATCCGCCCAATCAGTGACTCGTAAGCCTTGCCGATATCGTCTTCCTTACGATCCTCCAGCTTTGATAGCATGATCGAGACCTGCTCTAAAATCTCTTCAGTGCAGTCCAGGGTATCCTGCTCAGCCACCCGGAAGCATGCATCTAACACTGCACATGCTGAGGTATCTGCCCCATATCCCATCCGCTTTGCTTGGCTACCGTGCCACCCAACTGCAAGTGAAACTGCAATTTGTGGATTTGAGTAATATTGCCAAAAATACACTCCAGAACCGACTCGGCCCGACGCAGAGAGTTCGAACCCCTCTTTCATGATGCGCTCAGCGCGCGTCATAGTTGTGCCGTGAGTCCCTCTATATTGCGGCATCAAAAGAACACCTTTAGATTTTTTGGGGAAACCTGTGCTCAATGAGTAGACGGTAACATAGCTATGAAAATTTCGCTGTGGCCCAACTCACTTACAGGATCACCCTATCGTTTTAGCTTGCGAAATCGCAACACTTTTACATATTAGGCCAAATCTTCACGGTCGGGCATTATGCCTGTTGTGAGGAGCGCTTGGCAAATAGGCTATCACTATGATCCTCATCGATTGCGAATGTGCAAGTATTCTAACTAGTAATCATTGGCAAATTCTATCCAATTGTTGCATGCTGCGTTTGCGACATTACTTGGTCGGATCAACCACCTTCCCCCGACGAAGATAATGCCGCTGCGTCGTCTTGACGCTGTCGTGGCCGAGCAAATCACTTGCCGCCTGGTCGCCGCGCAGGTCACTCGTGTCATCGGCAGCCTTGGCACGCAGGTCGTAGAAGTGGAATCCCTCGATCGCTTTCTTCATGGTCGGCGCCGCAGCGGCGGCCGCCTTTCGGGCCGCGTCGAAATGGTTGCGCAGCACCGGCGCCGTCAGCCGTTTCCCGTTCGTATTCGTCAACAGTGCACCAGTGACGATCTTGTGTGTCGCCTTTCTCGCGCGGATTCGTTCTACCAACTCGTCCAGCTTGCCGGCGATAACGATCCTCAGAGGCTGCTGCGTTTTCGCCTGGGTCACTATGAGGTGCCCGTCGATGATGTCGTGCTCGGTCATGCGCAGCGTATCAGCGGGCCGCTGGCCAGTGAGATAGGCTAGATCCATTGCGTCGCGCAGCGGTGCGCTGGCCTGCGCGTACACAGCGGCGTACATCGCGTCGGTGATGTAGACGGTGCGCTTGGCCAGCGCGTGCCCCCTGATGCCCTCGCAGGGGTTGGGGAGGTCGGTATAACCCCAGCCGCGCGCCTGGTTCCACATGGTCGAAAATAGGCGCTTGCACCTATTGGCCGTCGTTGGCTTGTCCGCATGATCGTCGAGGAATATGCGGATGTTCATCGGCTTTATCTGGTCTAGCGGCGCGTCCTGAAAGGACGCCATCAAGTGCTTGATGTCCGATGCGTACATGCGAGCGGTACTGCTGGCCAGCTTTGGTACCGCAGCGGTGAGATACTTTTTCTGGACGTCGGAGAAGGTGGCGCTACGGTGCGGCGCGTCGACGACATTGAGGTCTGCGTACTTGCGCAGCGCCAGGATAAAGTCGCTGCCGAGCGGGATTTCCTTGCGCTTGCCGTCGACGGTGCTGCGGAGATAATAATAGGTCTTGCTACCCCATGTGCGCTTGCGCATGTGGGGTGGGAGATTCAAATTAACGGTTGGCTTTCGACCCATGATTCACTCTCGGTTGTATCCATGTTTTCTGTTGCGGGGCTTCTTTGCGCCCCTCGACGGCGGCCACTGTGACCACCGGCCGGCCGATTGCGTTCACCCAGAACGCGATGCCCATCGTACGCAGTTGCTCAACCTGCTTCGATTTTACGCGGCGCCCGGTAAGGATGGCGACTTCGTCAAGTGTGAGGAATGTGCTCATGGAGCTCACCACCAGGTCCAGACCGCCATGCCGATGAAGAACGCGTACGCCAGAAAGATGTGCCGCCACGCTTTGCATCGAGCGTTGTGGCTAGGTTCGGCCAGCGCCGGCGCCGCCACTTTTTCGGGAATACCTGTGTAGGACCGCCAAGGGACCTTGGCGCCGTTAACGCTAAATCCCCAGCTACCGCGATACTTGCCAGTGATGAACATGGTCCAGACGCCACCATCTGAAATTTCTGTGATGCGATGGTATTCGCCGAAGCCGAGCGCGGCAGTGTCGCCGGCTTGGCGCATGTGCGTGACCTCCTGTTTGGTGAAGTCCCAAAGCGCCTTGTACGGCCGCTCAAGGCGATCCTCGCGATACCAGCCGCGCAGGATGACTGTGCGGGCATTCCATGGATGATCATGCATGTCGCGGTCTTGGTCCGGCAGCACGATGTGATGGATGCGGACCGAGATCGGGAATTGCCAGCGCTGGCGGTCCGCGCCGCTGGCGCCGGTGTCTGGATACGGGTTGAACAGCCAATAGCGGTCCATGTACAGGTCGCCATCCTTAATGATCGGGCTGTACGGGCGCCGCAGGGCACGGCGGATGAGCCATTCGGCGACTGCGGGACGAGCCGCGAACCGGGCGATGGTGCTCCAGATAATTGATGTCATACGGCGCCTGCTTCCTGTTCGCGCAACTTATCCCGGATTCGGCCGAGCTCGGCAGACGCATGCGTGCGCCAGCCGGCGCCGTGCTGGATCACGAAGCGAACCAGCTTGTCGATGACGAAGGCTTGCTCCGCTTCCGCCTTGTGCGGAATGGTGGCTTCGCCGACGTCGCGGTATGCGTGCGCGATTGGAGCGCACCGGAAGTTCGGCATGCCCAGCACCTCGTGGAGATCCTCGGTCAACGACCCGGGGTAAGTGCTGGTGGTGGCCATCAACGTGGCGTGGCCCTGGGCGACAGCGCGGTTGAAGGCCTCTTCCTCGGTGAATTCCGGGGCTTCTTCGCCGGAGCGGCGCTGGTCGCGCAGCAGGCAAAATTCACGGTATGCGGTCATTGGGTATCCTCGGCGGTGATGAAGTCGGCGTTGGTGAGTGTGTACGGCTCCACGCTCTCGACTTGGAAGAAATGCGGCGGTGCGTACTTATCGATCCAGTCGGAAAGCAACTGGTCGAGTTCGGCGCGCGCGTCGTCGCTGACCGCTGGGTAATCTTCGGCGTGCTCGCCGGCGAAGTCGCACGCGCGATCGGCCATCGTATCGATCACGTCGTTGCCATCGCACAAGTGCGTGTTGTTCGGGTGCACGGCGATGCCGCGCCATACGATCACGCCCGGTGTCAACTCGCTGTGGTTGCTGAGCAGGTCGACCAGCGTGCCGGATTGGAAGTGCTCTTGATCCACCGACCAGCATTCGTGCGCAACTGGCATTTGTTGGGCGGGATTCATGCGGCCTCCAGGTTCGCTTCTTTAGCCGCCGGAGCGCGAGGCGCGTCCTTTTTGCCGAAGGCCGCGCCCCAATAGATATGTGGCGCCGGGTCCTTGGCGTGGGACATCAGCGGCATGATGATCAGCATGAATTCCCGCGCGTCGCAAAATTCTACGACCAGGGATGCGGTGGGTCCGGCCTGCCAAAAACGGATGGCGCGCGCCGTGCCTTTGCCGAGCGGATGCGCCTTCGCTGCCAGTTCGTGGTAGCGCACGTCGATGGCGTCGGCGCCGCCGGGCAGCAGGCGGTCGAAGGGCGGCATCACCTTGCGCCAGTCGACATAGCCGTTGGCGAGGCCAGTTGAATTCTCGATGAGGCATTTTCCCGGCTGCAGGTATAGCTCTTCGAACGTCTGGCCGTCGGAGATGGTGAGGCGTTGCGTCTTCTCGTCAAGGGTGGCTACGGCATCGACACTCCCGCGCTTTTTCGCGCCGTGCCGCGCAGCGTCAGCATGCACACTGAACGTCGTCGGCGCCTCGCAGACGGCGGAAACGTCGCGCACGCACATCATGGTGTGGCCGTTGCAGGCGATCAGCACGGCGCCGCCGTCTTCGTGTGGGGCGATGTGGACGGCATTAAGGTAATATCGAATATCGTGCTTCTGTGCCTTGAACGGCAGTAGGTGTTTCAGGTAGGTTGCATTGAACTGGATCATGATTATCCTCAAACGGTGATACGAATTTGCTCGGCCGGCGGCTGGTCGGCCGTCTCCTTGACCTGCATCGCCCGCATGCTGCCGGTGCGCAGGTTCACGAACGCGCCGTGCCAAGTGAGCCGGCCGTGCCGGAAGAACTCCCAAAGGATATGCAGCGCTGGTGTCACGATCGACTGATTGACGAACAGTTCCTGACGCTCCAGCGCCTCGGCCAGTCCGCAGCTGGGGGTGTCGTCCTCGACGGCCGTCGCGTCGACCAGCTCGGGCAGCAGGTCGTAGGGGCTGGGTAGGCGCGCGCTGCCGACCGGGCTGGCGCTGACGGCGCGCAGTTCGCCGAACAGTACCTGGCCGTCGGCCGCGCGGTTGCCCAAGTCCATCAGGTACATCGGGCAGTTGCGCTTGAACGTACGCATGATCTCGTGCCGCGACTTAGCGCTGTCGACGCAAACAATGACGATGTCCGCGTTGAGCTTTTGCCAGTCGTAGCGGCCGAAGTACGCCTTCCAGGTCAGACCGAAATACGCGTTGACGCGATTGACCAGGGTGTGCGCCTTGCTCGCGCCGATGTCGAATGCGCCGAATAGCTGGCGGCCGATGTTGGCCTCGCTCACGGTGTCCGGATCGAAGGCGCAAACGGTCAGGCCCGGGTGGTCCAGCGCGACCATGGCATGGTTCAGACGCGCGAGGCCTGTGAGCATTTGGGAGCCGTTGCCGCCGCAGCCGACGAGGGCAATCTTGACCTGGTTCTGCAGCAGCTTGGCGGGAATAAGGTGTGGCATGAAATTTTCCGTGATCGCGATGGTTAGCCGAAGATCTTTTCCGCCGGCACCTGGATGGGCAGGTACAGGCCCAGCACGCACAGGCGGAACGCTACCGTCGGCATGTTCTGGTCAAGATTACCGAATACGCCGGCGATCTTCACGGTGCCGGCGTCGTCGCCGTCATCGGTCTCGCTGAAGAACGCGGGCCCGTGGCCATGACTGTGCAGATCAATCGCGACGCTCTCACTGCCGTCCTCGGCCAGCTCGACCTGTTCATAGCGGATGCTGCTCGCTGTCGCCTCGCCAATGACCTTGGGCAACTTGATCGACCACTGTTTCAGGTTGCTGTTCCAGATCAGGCTTGCTGCGGATTCGAGCGGCGCCGCCTCCATGGCGTGCACGGCGAACTCGCGCATCTGCTCAAGTGCGGTGCCCAGCTGGCCGAACGCCAGCTCCACCTTGTTCGCAAGCAGGCCATAGGGGATGCGCACCGAAGTATGCTCGGCCAAGCGGTGGATGAAGTGGAGCCATGGCCGGCGCACTTCCAGATAGAGGCCGTCGGCGGCCAGCAGGAAGCGGTGGCCAGCATCCTGCAGCGGGTGGAACGCACTGTGCGCTGGTACCGCCGCGATAGGGGCGGCCTTCAGCAGCGCCACGTCCAGCTGGAATTTCTCGGCATCGATGTTCTGTTCGTCGACCGCCAGCACCATTGGGCGCTGTTCTGCGATCGCGCGCTCGGTTTGTTCCGCGAAGGCGGCATACGATGCGCGCGTGATGTCGAGCAGCTCGTCAAATTTCATGATCAGGTCTTGGCCGTTCATACTGGATCCTCGGTTAAATTTCGTTGCGGTTGGATGAAGCGATCCGTTCGATCGCAGTTTTCAAAGTGGCTTTGGCCTGCTTCAGCGCGCGGCGCATAGCCACGGCATCGGCGTTTTCGAGCTGATCGAGCCACAGCTGGCGCATGCCGCCGCGATACTTCACGGCGCTGGCGTGATTCGGATGGGTGAAGTGGCTGCGGTAGAACGCATCCTCGTATTGCCCGATAGCGTCGCTGCTCGGCGCCGCCGGCATCTTGATATTCCCGACGCAGATCCTTCCGTCCGGGCTGACGTTGAAATGGGGCGAGTGGAACAGGGGCGTGCTCAAATCGGGGCGCACCGAATCGCGCAGCGCGAAGACGTGCCAGCTGTACGGCTGCGCGACGAACACGAGCGCCGGGTGCGCGACAAGTCCATCCTGGTCGCCGATGCCGCCGTCGTCGCCCTTGAACCACGCTTTGCGCACCACGGCCGGTGCCCACCAGGCCATCATGTTCGGCGCCGTGTACAGGAGGTTTTCCGGCACGAAGCCAGCGTAGGCGGTAGCGGCATCGACGGCCTTCGCGAACTTGCTCAGACTCGCGCGGCTCAGCGGCACACCGGCGCCGATGATCGAGCGGCTCGGCATTTCGGCGTCGACCTCCACGGCATGCGTCGTTGCGTACACGCTGCCGCGGTCCGACTCATACAGCAGCACGGCGGTCTTCAGCTGCAGCGTTTCCTCGCTGCTGGATAGCAAGCGGACCTTACTCATACTGGTTCTCCAATCAATTCAATAAGTCGCTCGGCCAGAGCCGCCAGCTGGAGGATCTGCTCGGTGCGCGCCGCGTATTTCTGGAACGCGGCACCGTTAAGTTCTAGCGGATAGCTGTCGATGAATTCGACGCACTCACCACCCTGATAGGCGAGATCGACCGCTTCGTCGATCGCTTTCCCGATCACGCCGGGGCATGTCCAAAGCAGCACCATGCAGCCGCCGACCATCTCGTGACCGGTGCGGTGCGCGCCGACTTCCGGTGGCCGAAGCGTGAAGGTGCTGCAGGACGCGAAGGCGGACAGGGAATCGCACGCTGCAATCACGTCTCGGGCGAACGGCGTCGTGGCCGCCGCCACTAGGGAGGCCTTGGGCAAGGCTTGACGTGGGGTGGTTACCCATCGCGGCATGTGCTCATAGAATCGCTCACGGGTCATGATATCGCTGTCGCGCAGCACTTCCTCGGCCGTCTCGTAACCGTTGTCCACGCGGAATTGCTCGATCAGATCCGCATCGTTTTCCGAATGGTTCCACCAGAGCCACTCCGCCCATTCCACGGCGCGCCACGGGTCCAGCGCGTTTGGCAGATGCATGCAGGTGTGCAGCAAAACCGCGAGGACCTCCTGACCGAAGCCTGGCAGGAGGCCCTCCAGTTCGAGGAGGCGGCGCTGCAGCGTCCAGCGCGGCACCTCGAAATCGCTGTGCTGGCTGATGCAGAACCATGCGACTGGCGGGGAGTCCTTTTGCTCGTGGCGGCCGGTGAGGTCATCCAGCTCCTGCACGTGCAACGTCCACCGGAAGTACTTCATCGGGTTCCGTTCGTTCAGCTCGGTCCACCAGGTGCCGAGCGCCTGTTCTACCAGCTTGTGTTCGTGCGCGCCCGGCTCCGCAAACATGCTGTCGGTGATCAGCTCCGCATCAATCAGAGCGATCGCCAGCGGCGTCGCCAAAATCGCCTCACCGGGGATGTGGTAGCGCGTCGGCACCTCCCTGGTGATTGCTGGGAGGGACAGGGCATGCGACATCATGGGAGCACCCCTTGTGTTGCTGCCGGCGCGAGCAGGCGAGCGCCGTCGTGAAAGCTGTCCATCGCGACGATGCGCTGAATAGCGCGCGCGGTCGCATCGGTCGCTTGGGCGCGCGTGATCACGTTGAGCCGCTTCTTCCCAGGTGCGAGCGTGCCCGCTGTGCGCAGGCGGGCGAGGGCGGTTTCGCGGGTCAGCATGATCAGGCGGCCGACGCGGTGCAGTGCTTGCTGTGCAGGCCCAGCAGGCGCATGCGGGCGTCGCAGTCGATCTTGACGACTTCGTTCCGCGCCAGCGATTCCTGCAGGTCCTTGATGAATTCCGCATCGCCCGTGTCCAGCCAGTTCGCGTGCAGCAGCTCGGCGACGTCGCTGATCATGTCGGCCAGGTTGGCGCCGCCCTTGGTGCCCACCGCGCGGCGGAAGGTGTAGATGGTCTTGTTGCCGATCTGCTTCGGACCCTCGATATCGGCGCTGACGATCTCGGGATAGACGTTCGCGTAGAAGTCGCGCACCTGGATCAGGGGCATGGACGGCATCGGGTCGGCCAGGCGTACGCCGTTGTAGCTGAATTCGCGTTCGAGTTGGTGGATTTCCATGCGAGGCTCCTTAGAAAAGGTCGAGGGTCACGGTGTCGACGGCCGGTGCGGACGCCGGTGCTGGCGTCGGGGCTGGGGAGGGTGCTGGTGCAGGAGCGTCCGTCGCTGCTGCCGCTGCGGGCGTCGGGGCGGCGCCGCTGCCGGCCGGTGCGGATGCCGGCGCTGACGCATTGCGCGGCTTGCGCGGGGGCTTGTCTTCTTTTGGCTTGGCCTGGTTGGCGCGCGCTTTGCGGCCCGGCGCGCCTTCGCCTTCGCTCTCGTCGTCATCGTTGTCTGCAGCTGCTTGCGCCTGCTCGATCAGGGAGCGCTTCGGCGCTTGCCAGATGCCGATGGCCGCGGCGAAATCGGCGTCCAGCTCGTCGGCAGAGCCGGTCAGCACCAGAGGCTTGAGGGCGTGAGCTTTGGGCTTGTCTCCGGCATAGGTGGGGGTGATGCTGACGCGCAGCTGGTCGTCGTCCGTGCCGGCGATGACGATCATCAGCGTGGCATTTTGCGCGAGCGCATTCAATGCTTTGAACATGGCGGTCCTTCTAAGGTTGGTGGTGGGTGGTGCGGGTCTTAATCGTTGTCGTTCGCTTGCAGCTTCTTCGGATCGAACCTGGACCGGTTGCGCATGTGCTTCCGCGCCACCGCGTACAGCGTCGCCTTCAGGTTCGGCACCTTGAGCATGTCGTCCAGGGACATCGCGTTGCGGCATTGGCGGTGCGCTATCTCCAGCGCGGCGCGGTCGGGTTCGATGCGGGCCATGGTCAAAATCCTTGCGTCGTCACCCGGACGGCGTGGGCGAAGGCGCGCGCAATGCCGAAGCCGCAGCGTCGGAAGTGGAGATAGCAGTGATAGATGGTGGTCATTTCGCACCTGGGTATGGCTTGACCGAAATACCGCAGGCGCCATACTTGCGGGCGGCCTGCTCGGCTACCGCTGCGCTGGTGGTGCCGACCGCGAAGTAGTCCAGATCCGGCTTGCCGAGGCGGCGAATAGTCACGGTGTAGGCGCTCATCACGCCGCCCGGATGTTGATGACGCGCTCAAAGGCACCCTTTGCAGCATTGAGCTTTGGCTGCCAATATTCGACGTTCTTGCTATCGGCCATCGACTTCGACATCGCATCGATATGCGATCGCAGGGCGACGCAAATCTCGAACGTGTCTTCTTCGGTCAGGGCATTGAGTGCTGCGGCGCGGCTGGTGTCCGGCATTTGGATCTCCATCGATTGTTGCTGCGATGGATGAATATTAAGCTGACTTCAGTTTTAAATCAAGCTGTCTTGTATAAATAAATTAAGTCAACTTTTTTCTTCAGTTGGGAATCTATTGTTATGGACGTAAAAAAGCCCGCAGAGCGGGCTTGGAAGGAGGGAGTGGAGTTGGTCAGCTATAGGCTATTTTCCGTCCGATAGCGTCTAGAAGTGATCTCCCTCGCGCCGCACGACGCGACCGACAATAATGCATTCTGCACCTTGGCAAACGCGTCGGTAGAAGCGTCGTTGGTCTGCGTTGTCCGAAAGAAGCCACCATTTTCCTTCATCGCGCGACAGGCGTTTAACGACAGCCTCTCCATCGTAGTTCACGGCGAAAACGCCGTTATCGGTTGGACTTTTATCTGCAAGATTTATCACCACTGTGTCGTCTTCGTAAAATGTCGGCTCCATGCTTTCTCCCCGCACCTGCATGGCGATGAGATGAGCCGGGTCTAGGCCGCGACGCTCCACCCATTTGCGCGAAAGGCCTACTGTCCCCCCATCTCGCGAATCTGACTCCGCCTGAAATCCTGTAATGCCGGCTTGTAGACGTAGTTTTACCATTGGAATCAGGTACTGGCCAGGCGTCTCCTCATCTGTGAGAACAATCGTCCGCGCGCTGGCAAGGCTTGAGTCACCTGGCCTACCAGGTACAGGCTCTCCTACTCCTTTCTCCAGCCAGACTGGGTCGACGCTGAGAAACGCGCCAACCTTTCGTGCCTGCTCCGCGCTAATTCCGTTGGTGTCCGCAAGCCAATACCCAACAGCAGTTGGAGATACCTCCGCCACCTTGGCAATTGCTGCCTGCGTGATTTTTTCTTTCGTTGCCCGCGAGGTACGTTTTCGCTCGATGGCCCATCGAAGTCGGTCTGATAAGAGAGATGTATTCATTTAGGTAGCTTAACAATTTAGCCGTCAAGTTGGCTTGACATTTAAGTGAAGTGAACTTAATCTTCGGGTATGGATACGAAAACCATCATCAAAAAACTTGGGGGCGGCGTAAAGACCGCAGCGCTTTGTGAGGTAACACCAGCAGCAGTTTCCCAATGGATTGGGAATGGCATTCCTCCTGCTCGGTTGATGTTCCTGAAGCTGGCGCGACCTGAGGTGTTCGATGAAGGCCCCGCGTTATCGCGTTCCGAGGTTGCGCACATGGTGACTTCGGAAGCTGCCGAGCCGAGTTCGCAGGCATAAAACCAAATGGATTCTCATGATATTCGCCGGCAAAAGCATGCCGGCTCTTTTTTTGCTCCCGTTGTTGCGTACAGGAAATTGATTTCACGAAGGAACGATATGCACCCAATAAAACCCAATGCTTGGCGCGGTAAAACGTCGCGGGTGAAGTTCCGTGGCGCGGTCTCCGTGCGGCGCATTAAACGAGCACGCGAAACCATGATCGCCTGCTCGATGATTTCGTTTTCGGGCCCGAGCAACGGCATCGTCGAAATCTGGTGTTGCGAGACCAGGTCGCGGCTTCTGTTGCCAATGCGCTGGGCCCAGTCCGTAATCGACCGGTTGGCTGCGACGGTGGCCGCTGAAGCTGCACCGGCTGTGGATGGCCTTGCTCCGCCTATAGCAATGCTATCGAGTCGTGATCGAACGACGTCAGAACCTGAAATAGCTTGCCCTGGTCCTTCTTCGTGAACTTCCGCGTGCGGTAGAAGCGCATCGCGACCTTCGCTGCCTGCTGGTCGGTGAGCGTGATTTGGGCGACGACCTGAAAGCGCATGCCGCTGATTGTAAAAACTGTTGGATGCACTACAGATTGCATTGCCCACTCCTTGAAAGATCGAAATGAAAAAACGGATGGCGAGGCTTTCCCACTGGAGCGCAAAGGCGCGGTCGCTCTTTAGTAATTGGTTATCCAGCGTGTGGGTCCGGTCCGGTTCGTGGCGGCTTGGCCACTGGGCTTCTTCTCTTCTAGATAGGTTTGTTTGCAATCGGAGCAGTAATGGCTGATCGAACGATAGTTGTCGATGCGTTTCAGCACGACTTTGATCCCCTTGTCGAAGCACGGCTGGCAAATGTAGTGCTGCGGCTCCGTCGCGATTGGATCGCCCACATGGCTGTCCACTGGGGGGACATTCACCCGATACACGAAGACGCCGTCGGAGAGCGCGAAAAGCGCATAGCGGCCGCGCTCCGCGAGGGCTTTCTCGGCTTTGGCCAGCTTCTCTGTGGCCTCGAAGTGTTGCTGCTGCAGCGTAAGCAACTGGGCTTGGTGACTGAACAAAGCATCCTGGGCCTTGAGCAACTGGTCGTTCAACTGCGCGACAACCGGAGCAATTTCGTTGAAGTCCCGAACACCGATGACGACTTTGACCAGTTCCTTGGCAACAGTGATAGAGGACGCGGCCGCACTGATCATTGAGAAGTCCATAGTTGTTCCTATGCTCGATTGAAGTTGAGGTAGGGAAATAGTAGCGCATTTCGTGACCGGTTTCGTTTTTGCAATTATCAATGCGGCAATCGTATAGAGCGGCGGTCGTGTTTACAACGTAGGGAATGGAGGGAAATACCTGTGAGCGATTTCACAAAGTCCTATCAGGACATGATCACCGTGCATGGATGGAATGGCACGGCAGCGACGATGGGTATGAAGCGCTCGTCGCTGGAGGCGCGCGTGTACGAGCTTAACGGTCACGGCATGCGCGTCGACACCGCGATGATGGTGCAGGCGTATTCGGGCACGACGCTTTTCGCCCAGGCCGTCGCGGCAGCATCGGGTGGCGTGTTCATTGAGCTGCCTCCAGCCGGCCCGCTGGATGGAATTGAGTTGGAGGGCAAGTTCCACGAGCTGTACGCCGAGATCGGCGATCTGTCGCGGGAATATCGCGCCGCCATCGAGGACGGCGAGATAGATGCCCGAGAGCGCGTCAAGCTGCAGCGCATCGAGGGAGCCATGCACAAGACGGTGAAGGAGCTGATGACAACGATGTTCCGCGTCTACTGCCGCGCGCCGGCGGCCAAGCCCTCTTTGAATCAAGACTAATCGTCGCGCGCGCTCACGAATGAATTATTACCCGCACCACATCGGCGACTTCAACAGCGAGACCAGGCATTGCAATCGCCTGGAGCGTGGCATCTATCGCGACATGCGCGATCTGTACTTCGAACTGGAGGCGCCGCTGCCCGCCGACGAGTCGAAGCTGTTCCGCCGTTTGCTGATCATCTCGCCGGAGGAGCAGGACGCAGCGCGCCAAGTGCTGGCCGACTTCTTTGTGCTGACCGAACCTGGCTGGTTCAATCAGCGCTGCCAAGACGACATCAAGAAGTATCAGGAGGGCCTGGAGAAGGCAAGCGCTGGCGGCAAAGCCCGGGCGGCGAGACGCCAGGCGACACCGCCATCGGACCCCAAGCAAAGCGTACAGGCGCCGCTCGATCTCAATCCCGCACCAAGCGAGCAGGGGGCGAGCAGTGTGCGCGAACAGTGCGCGCAAGATGCGAGCAGCATGCGCGAAGGTGCTAACCAGAACCAGAACCAGAACCAGAACCAGAACCAGAACCAGAACAACCCCGCAGCACAGCCAACACAAATCGAAGACTGCACGCGCGGTGCGACGCCGGTCGAGTTAAGCATCGCGCTGCGCCAGCAGGGCGTGCACTGCCAACCGGCCGATCCGAGGCTGTTCGAGCTGTCGCGGCAAGGCCTGACGGTGGCCACTGCGATCTCGGCATGCGATGAGGCGAAGAAAACAAAGGGCGGCGAGCAGATCAAGCTGGGCTATCTGGTGGCGATCTTGCAGCGGTGGTGCACTGAGGCGGCGCAGATGCGAGTGGCCGGCGCCATGCCGCAGGCGCGCGCATCGCCGGGTGGCGAGACCGCCAGAGACCGCGCACGTCGCGAAACCATCGAAGGATTGACCGGGCAGAAAAACCATGAACAGCAGCCACAATTTATCGACATCAATCCCATGGCCTGAAGCGGCGATTCCGCACGATTGGATCGAAAGCTTGTTTCAGAAAATGACCTACACCTACGGCGTCAAGTTCGCCGATCAGTGGGTTGGCATCGACACGTCGGCCGTGAAGCGGCATTGGGCGCTGGAGCTGGGCGCGCTGACGGACGAGCAGCTGCGCACCGGCGTGCTGGCGCTGAAGACGCGCAACTGGCCGCCCACGCTGCCGGAGTTCATTGCCCTTTGCCGGCCGCCGCTGGATCCCGTCGTCGCCTTCCATGAAGCGGTGGAACAAGGTGGCCGCCGTGACCGTGGCGAGCCGGATGAATGGTCGACCCCGGCCATCTACTGGGCATGGGTTCGGGTCGGCCGGCGCGAGGTGGCCACGCAGCCATACGCTGCGCTCAAGTCACGCTGGGAGGCGGCGCTGGTCGCCGAGCTGGGTAAGTCCGTGATGCCGCCCGTGCCCGCGCCGGCGCCGGCACTTCCGGCGCCTGGCAAGTCCGCGACGGCGCCTGCCCAGGCCAAGGCGCTGCTCGCACAGCTGAAGATCAAGGACCAGAATACGAGACCTGAGGGCGATGGCCGCCAGTGGGCGCGCGATGTGCTGGCGCGTGGAAACGCTGCATCCCTCCACTGCATGAAGCTGGCGCAGCAGGCGCTGGGGCTGAGCTGATGGGCATCGACGTACGGGAGGCTATCGCGGCACTGTCCGCCATCGGTACCGCCGGCCAGAAGCAAGTGCGGTTCGCCACCAGGGTGGCGCTGACGCGCACGGCCAAGGCTGCGGCAGAGGCCGAGGTGCGCGAGATGCGTGACGTGTTCAGGAGCCCGACGCCGTACACCCTGAACAGTGTGTACGTACGGCCTGCTACCAGCACCAGGCTGGAGGCCGAGGTCAAACTCAAGGACGATGCGACCAAGGCGGTGCCGGCATCGAAGTTCCTCGCCGCCCAGGTGAGCGGGGGCCAGCGCGGGCTGAAGCGTTTCGAGCGCGCGCTCACCGCTGCAGGCGTCATGCCGGTGGGCTACCGCGCCGTGCCGGGCAAGGGCGCCAAGCTGGACGCCTACGGCAACATGAGCAGGGGGCAGATCGTGCAGATCCTCGCCTTCTTCCGCGCCTTCCCTGAGATGGGCTACAAGGCCAACATGACCGACAAGGGCAAGGCCCGGCTGGCGCGCGGCAGCAAGCGCGTGCAGGGCTTCGTCTACTTCGTCGGCTCGCCGGGCGATCGCCTGCCGTTGGGCGTCTACCAGCGCGTCAGCTTCCACGGCGGCACGGCCATCAAGCCGGTGCTGCTGTTCGTGCGCTCGGCCGTCTACCAGCCCGTCTTCGACTTTCAGTACGTGGTCGAGCAGACGGTTAACACCGAGTTCGGGGGCGAGTTCGCCAAGGCCTACATCGAGGCACAGGAGACCGCGCGATGACCGCCGCGACGACCGCGCCAGGGCGCGATTTAATGCATCCGTGGAAACAAGTGCCATGTCACAACATTTCCCCAAGGTACTCCCTAGCCTCGGGTGTCAGGGGTAATTCGAACCCTGACTTCGCGCTAGTCACAGGGCCATTGCTAGGGGGTTGTATTGTCAGATCATGACCTGACCAAGCCTATGACCCAAGCTGATTTCGGTTCGCTGGTCGGCATCAGCCAGCAGGCCGTCGGCAACCTGGTCGGACGTGGCGTGCTCGACACCGGCGCGCCGGGCTTGCAGATGCTGCACGCCTACTGCTCGCACCTACGCGAGCAGGCCGCCGGCCGCGCCGCCAACGGCGATCTGGATTTGGCGACCGAGCGGGCAGGCCTGGCGCGCGAGCAGCGCATCCGCGTCGCGCTGCAGAACGCCGTCACGCAGAAAGAGCTGGCCCCCGTGGCGCTGCTGGAGGAGGTGTTGTCGAAAGCCGGCGCGCGCATCGCCGGCATGCTCGAAGCAATACCCGGCGGCGTCCGCCGGCGCGTGCCGGCGCTGTCGGCTGAGGAAATCACAACGATCGGCGCCGAGATCGCGCGCGTGCGCAACATCGTGGCCGCCATGTCCCTGGCCGACCTGCGGGATGAAGAGGCCGGCAAGGATGCCGACGAGCTGGTCGACGAGGAGATCGAGCCGTGAGCAACATGTACGAGGTCGTCAACTGGCGGTCGCCGGAACTCGCTTCCACGCTGGCGCGCGGGCTGGGCACCTTCGGCGTGCCGGAGCCGATGACGTTGGAGGAGTGGTCGCGCGAGCACTTCTATTTGTCCAAAGAATCCTCGTATGTCGAGCAGGACTGGCGGCCGTGGCCGTTCCAGCGCGCCATCATGGCCTGCATCAGCAACGACGACATCCGCTTCATCGATTTCATGAAGTCGGCCCGCGTGGGCTACACGAAAATCCTCCTGGCCGCGATCGGCTACTTCGCCGAGCACAAGCGCCGCAACCAGGCGCTCTGGCAGCCGACGGACGGCGACAACGACGAGTTCGTCAAGACCGAGCTCGACACCATGTTGCGCGACGTCAAGGTGATGGCCAAGGCGATGCCGGCCCATATGGCGCGCCACAAGGACAACACGCTGGCGCAGAAGAAGTTCCTCGGCTGCCTGCTGCACACGCGCGGTGGCACGGCGGCGCGCGCCTACCGCCGCATCTCGGTGGACGTCGCGTTCCTGGACGAGCTGGATGCTTTCCTGCGGGACATCGAGAAAGAGGGCTCGCCGGACAAGCTGGCCGCCAAGCGCGTCGAAGGCGCCACCTTCCCGAAGATGGTCACCGGATCCACGCCGAAGCTGTCCGGCTTCTCGCTGATCGAGGACCGCTACAACGGGGCCGACGAGCGCTTCAAATACGCCATCCCGTGCCCGGGCTGCTGCCTGTTCCATCCGCTGGCATGGGGCAAAAAGGACGAGACGACCGGGTTCAAATGGGTCAACGGTGATCCGGCGTCGGTGCGGCACCTCTGCCCGAATCAGGAATGCAGTTTGCTGATCACCCAGGCCGAGTATCTGGCGGTAGCGGAGCAGGGCCGCTGGCAAAACAGCGACGGCAGCATCACGATCGACAGCGCCGGCGTATTCCGCAACGGTGCCGGCGCGGTGATCGCGCCGCTCCAGCACATCGCCTTCCACGTCTGGACCGCATATAGCCCGGTGGCGACGTGGGCCAACCTGGTCGACGAATTCCTGGAAGCGTTCGAGAAGGCGCAAAGCGGCGACATCACCAAGCTGAAGACGTTCACCAATACCACGCTGGGCCTGCCGTGGGCGCTGGAGATGGAAAAGACCGACGCCGAGCAGCTGAAGGAGCGCGCCGAGCCGCACACCTTCGGCACCGTGCCGCGCGGCGGCCTGCTGTTGCTCGCCGGCGGCGACACCCAGGACAACCGCATCGAGATCACGGTGCGCGCCTACGGTCGCGGGTGCGAGACCTGGCAGGTCGATTACAAAATCTTCTACGGCAACCCTTCCGAGGACCAGGTCTGGCAGGACATCGCCGAGTACCTGTTCGAAACCGAATTCCAGCACGCCGCCGGCAGCAAGCTGAAGATCCACGCCACTTCGATCGACACGCAGGGCCACCACACGCAAGCCGTCTACAACTTCGTGCACACGCACGCGGACAAGAAGGTCTTCGCGGTGCGTGGCAGCTCCGGCCGGGAGAAGCACATCAAGGACGGGGTCTCCCGAGTCGACATCGACTGGCGCGGCAAGGTTCGCAAGCGCGGGCTGATGTTGTGGCGGGTCGGCACCAACATGGCGAAGGACCTCATCTATGGCCGCCTCAGCATCGAGCGGCCAGGAGCGGGCTACATGCATTTTTCAAAGGACGCGACCGATGAATTCTTCAAGCAAATGGCAGGCGAGGCTCGCGTTGAGCGAGCTACCGCCCACGGAAAGGAATCGCGCTGGACGGCGATGCGTAAGCGCGTTGAAGCATGGGATTGCACGGTCTACCTGGTATGGCTCGAAACCCACCTGGAGCTGGCGAAGAAGGCCGCGAAGTTCTGGGACCAGTTGGAGGCGGAAGTACAGCCGGCCATCGGCGATCTGTTCAACACGCCGATGACGATCACCACCCCGACCGCTGCGGCGCCGGCGCGGCCCGATGCCCCAGCGCCGGAGCCAGCGGCCGCGCGCCCAGCTGCAGCATCGCAGCAGTCACACAGCACAAGCAGCCCCTTCGCATCGGACGATTGGGCAAGTAGAGGATTTAGATGAGTCAAGAACAACAGTACGACATCATCAGCGCGATGATCCACGAGGCGCGGACATTGCTGGGCGCAGAGGTGTTCGCCGAGGACGTGGTGAACAAGCTGGAGGCCCGGCTGAGGCTTGATTGGGGCGGCCAGGCGGTCTACGTCAAAAAGATCGCCGTCGATGTCGAGGCCCGCCGTCAAGCGATCCGCGCGCGCTACAACATGACCAACCGGCGCGAACTACAGGCGGAATTCGGCATCAGCCGTGGTCAGTTCTATAAGGATTTGCGCAGCGCGGACGAGGCTGCGGGTGTCTCCTCTTTCCGTAGAAAAGAGACTCGGCACACGGTAACTTCAGGCGTCCATACCGAGGAATGACTTATGACCGCCGCCACCACAATGCTCGCCAAGTACATGACCGCCGAAACCGCCATCCTCGAAGGAAAGGAAGTCCGCTTCGGCGATCGGACCCTTCGCATGGAGGATCTGAAGGAAGTGCGCGCCGGCCGGATTGAGTGGGAGCAGCGTGTCGCCGCCGAGACGGCATTGGGCGCTGGTCGGCCGACCTTTGGCGGCGTCGGCTTTTCGCTTGCGAACTTCCGAGGCGAATGATGATGCCGTCGGCCCCGAAAGTTCAGCTTAACCTGCTGGACCGCATCATCTCCTTCGTCGCGCCAAACGCCGGCTTGCGGCGCTTGCACTCCCGGCACGTCCTGAACCAGTATGAGGCGGCCAAGCCTTCACGCCTGCGCAAGGCCGCGCGCGACAACCGCTCTCCGGATGCGCAGGTGCAGCAGGGGGCCGTCGCGCTGCGCGGTCTGGCGCGCAACCTGGAGCAGAACCATGATATCGCTCGCGGCGCGTTGCGGACGATGGTCAACAACGTCATCGGCCCAGGCGGCATCGGCATCGAGCCGCAGCCGCGCCGCCGGGATGGCACGATCCACGAAGAATATGCGCTGGCCTTGCGCGAGGGCTGGCGCAACTGGTGCCTGAACCCCGAAGTGACGCAAAAGCACCACTGGGCAAAGGTGCAGCGCCTGGTCTGCAATACCTGGTTCCGCGACGGCGAGTGCTTCAGCCAGCGCCTCAAGGGCACCGTGCCGCTGCTGGATCACGCCACGCGCGTACCGTATTCGCTGGAGCTGATGGAGCCTGACCTCGTCCCGATGGATTATTTCGACGAATCGAAGGGCATCCAGCAGGGCATCGAACGCAACACATGGGGCCGCGCCGTCGGCTACTGGTGCTATAAGGCATTCCCGGACGGGCTCGGCTGGTCGAAGCGAAGCTATGACGTCAAGCGCATCGCCGCCGCCAACATGCACCATATCGCGTCGGTCGATCGCATCGGCCAGATTCGCGGCGTCTCGATCTTTGCCAGCGTCATCACGCGGCTGGAAGACATCAAGGATTACGAGGAGTCGGAACGCATTGCCGCCAAGGTGGCCGCCTCGTTGACCGCGTACGTCAAGCGCGGCGCTCCGGATATGTACGGCGATTCGAGCGTGGCTGGCCCGGCCGACGCCGCGCCGCCGCAGATCGGCATGTCGCCCGGGATGATCATCCAGGGACTAAAGGTGGGCGAAGAAATCGGCATGATCGATTCGAATCGTCCCAACCCGAACCTGATCACGTTCCGCAGTGGCCAGCTGCGTGCCGCCGTCGCTGGTATCGGCGCCAGCTATTCCAGCGTCGCCCGCGACTACGGCGGCACCTATTCTGCACAGCGCCAGGAGCTGGTGGAGCAGTGGATCAATTATGCAGTCCTCACCGACGACTTCGTCGGTCAGTACGTGCAGCCGGTCTGGCAGGATTTTGTGCAGATCGCGCACATCTCCGGCGTCATCAAGGCGCCGAAGGACGTGGACCCGGACACGATGGACGACGCACTCTTCGTCGGCCAATCCATGCCGTGGATCGACCCGCTGAAAGAGGCGTTGGCGTGGACGGCGCTGGTGCAGGCTGGTTTCGCCAGCGAGGTAGAAGTCATGCGCAAGCGCGGAGCCAACCCGCGTGACGTGCTGGAACAGATCAACGCACACCGGACGGCTGCCGGGAAGATGGGGCTGTACTTTTCCTCCGACTTCGCAAACGTCATGAAACAACCGGCAGCGCCGGCCGAACCGGCGTCGCCACCTCCTCAAACCGAAGAACAGGCCGAGTAGCCTGCAGGAAGGACACCATGATCAAATCAGTAGTAGCAAATACGGCGGCGGGCTTGCCACATCCGGAAGATCCAACCCTTCGGATTCAGCAGATCACGGTCGTCGATCCGAACGGACTGCCGGCAGCGGGCGGCGGCTCGCACGCCTACGGCTACGACGCGTCTGATAATCTGATCACCGACACCTGGACGATTGGTGACAAGGTGTTTGTGAAAAACTACATCTACACCAGCGGAAAGCTGACCAGCTCGACAGATTGGGTAAAGCAATGATCGATCTCGGCGAATTCCAGGCGCTTGTCGCCGCGACCAAGCTCGCCGCGTCGGACCTTCGTGTGACCGGCAATAATGCCGTCGGCAGTCTGGTCAAGGCGGCGTATCGCCTGGGGAGCGGTACCATCCAGTTTACGCGCGCGCCCGATGCCGGCGGCCCAGCTGTCGACGTCGGCGCGGTCGTAGCCAGCGGCTCGACCTACACGATCCAGCTCAGCGACCGTGGCTATGTGATCGGCGCCCGTCCGATCACATACTTGCCGGGCGCGGCGGTTGGCGTCCAGGTGCCCATCACGGCGCCGCTTGCGCCGACGATGGGCGCGGCCAGCTCGGGCAACGGATCGGTTTCAACGACGTTCACCGCACCTGGGGACAATGGCGGCTCGGCGATCACAGGTTACGTCGTCTACGCATACCGCGCTGCGGATGATTACCAGCTCGGTCTTGCCACTGGCGCCGCATCGCCTATCAACATCAGTGGCCTGCCGAACGGTGTGGCGATGTACTCCAAGGTGGCGGCGCAGAACGTGAAAGGAACGGGCCCGCAATCAAACGCGTCGTTGGTGGTGACACCAAGCGCATCTGTTTCCCGCGTCTTCGGGAACCGCACGCGTTCGCCGATGGCATCGGCTTCCGTCGGCGCAAGCCTGGAGCAGGGCAACTGGCTCTATCTCGGATATTGCCCATTTGTGCCGTATGGCTGGAAGGCGCGTTTCCCGCTGCATTGGACGAACGCGGCCAACCTCGAAAGCGCCGCTCCGAACAACATTACACATCGTGGCTGGTGGATCGCCCATAGCGCGACTAAAGACATCAATACGACAACGCGCGTGCGCGGGACTGTGGCCGGTTCAACGAATGCGATCACCTACGATCCGACTGTGAATTCGGTCGGTTTCGTGACCGATTTGCTGGCTACGAACGGGGATATCCCTGCCGGCCGTCACATATGGATCATGAACGCCTATGCGGTGCCTAGCGGCGGCGCCGTACCGGCAAACTACGACTTCGGGCCAAACTCCACGCTGGAAGGTTCCGTCGGCTCGGCGGCCACCTCGCAGGTCGCGACGCTGAACAGTGGAGTGCTGCCGGCTACCGGCGCGAATGGTGTTGGCGGCCAGTGGAACGCTAGCACCGTTGAGTGCTACGGGAATGACGGCAAGGTCGTAATGGTGTTTGGCGGGGACAGTGTAGGCGAGGGGCAGAACGAAACCTCTTTCACGCAGACGGACGGCGTGTTCGGGTTCATCAGTCGTGGCATGGCGATGGGAACCCCGATGTACTGCGCAAACATGTGCATCCCGGGATCCAGCCTCGGTTACTGGGTCGACACCGGCCGCGTCGCGGTAGCCAAGAAGCTCGACTTGCTGCAAATGGGTACACCGGTCGGCTTTGACTCGCTCGTCAGCCAACACAGTACCAACGGCTTCGGCTCCGGCGGAACTAGCGCCGCAAATATCGAGGCTAAGTATAGAGCGTACATCGCACTGTTGAAAGCCGAATTCCCGGGTAAGCCGATTCATCAGGTGGGGATTGTGTGCAAGGCATCTGCAACTACTGACGGCTTGAGCACGGCAGCCAATCAAACGGCCGCATACCCTGCGGGCAGTGGAGTTCAGCAATTGATGGACAAGTTGCGGCTGGATCACCTGGGCGGCTTGGTGCAAGGTTTTATTGACGTGGCTCCATATCTCAGCGCACCAGGCGACAGCAGTAAATGGCCACCAAATTCCTGGACCGGCACCATTGCGGCCGGCTTCGACTACGTGTCCGGGGCAAATACGATCCGCGTGACGGGGGCGACCCCGCCACCAGACGACGGCGGTTTCATTCTCGATCCGCTTGGCTTCGGCGCCACTCTTTCCGGCGCCGCTGCGGGGCGGAGCATCAAGAAGGTAACCGACAACGGCGACGGCACCTGGACCATCCTGATGCCATTCGGTTTCGCGACCGACAAGCCGGCCGGCACCGCCGTCGCCGTCGGCGACACGATCGACATGGTCCACCCTGCAGCGAGCGGACACAAGAAGCTAGCCGTGGGGATAGACGCCTACAAGCCGAACATCTGACCTAGCGCATCGCGAACGTGATCACCGCCGCCTCCGGGCGGCGTTTTCGTTTCATGACATTTGCAAAGGGCGATGGAAAAGTCTCCTTTTTACGTAGAAAGGAGACTGCGTAAATCAGAAACTGTGCGAACTGATTAAGGAACGCACATGCCAGCACCTACCGCAATAACGAAAGAACCGGCCAAGTGGTACACGATCCGCGCATCCGCGAAGCCGGTTGCCGGCGCCGTGCAGGCCGCCTCCAGCGCCGAGATCCTGATCTACGGCGATATTGGCGAGAGCTGGTACGACGACACCATCGCCGCCAAGGACTTCGTACGCGAGGTGGCGGCGCTGGACGTCGATGCGATCACGGTGCGCATCAACAGCTTCGGCGGCTCGGTCACCGACGGCATCGCCATCTTCAACGCATTGAAACGCCACAAGGCCACCGTCACCACCGTGGTTGATGCCATCGCCGCGTCGGTCGCCAGCCTGATCGCGATGGCCGGCGACTCGATCGAGATGGCGGAGAACGCGCTGCTGATGATCCATGCCCCGTGGATGCAATGGGTATCCGGCAATGCCGTCGTTCTGCGCGAATACGCGGACATGCTCGACACCTATTCAGACGCCATGGCGACCAGCTACGCGTCGCGTTCGAACGACAAGGCCGGCGCACTGGCCCTGCTGCAGGACGGCAAGGACCACTGGTACACCGCCGATGAGGCGCTGGCGAGCAAGTTCATCGACAAGGTGGTCGCCAGCCTGCCGCTGGCGGCATCCGCCCACATCAAACAATCCATCCAGGCACGCTACGCCTCATTCCCTGAGCAGCAGGAACTGGCGGCGCTTGCTGTAGCAGCTTTACCAACCCCCAAGAAGGAGAACATGACCATGTCCACCCCAGCTCCAGCGGCACCAGCTGCTCCAGCCGTCGACGCCATCCAGGCCGCAGCGAGTGCCGCAGCAGTTTCCGCACTGGCAGCGGACAAGGCTCGCCGCACCGATATCACCGCCGCATTCGCCAAGTTCTCGGCGCATGAAGGCATGGCGGCCATTCAAACCGCCTGTCTGGACGATCAGAACTGCACCGTGGACAACGCGAACGCAAAAATCCTGGCCCAACTGGGCAAGGACTCGGCACCGATCGCCGGCACCCATATCATCACGCTGGAAGACTCCCGCGACAAGTTCCGCGCCGGTGTCAGCGCGGCACTGCTGGCCAAGGCCAAGCTGGGCAAGGATGACGGCGCCAACAACTTCCGCAGCTATGGCCTGATGGACTTGGCTCGCGAATGCCTGGCGCATGCCGGCGTCAGCGCGCGCGGCATGGACAAGATGGCGCTGGTGGCCGCGGCCTTTACCCACACCGGCAGCGACTTCCCCTTGCTGCTGCAAAACGTGGCAGACAAGGCCATGCTGAAGGGGTACGAAGAAGCCGACGAAACCTTCCAGAAATGGACTTCCAAGGGCGTGCTGGGCGACTTTAAGCCAGGCAAGCGTGTTGACCTGAATACGTTCCCAACCCTGGCCAAGATCCAGGATGGCGGCGAGTACACCTACGCGACCGTCGGTGATCGCGGCGAGACCGTACAGCTGGCCACCTACGGCAAGAAGTTTTCCATCACTCGCCAGACGATCATCAATGACGACCTGGACGCGTTCTCGAAAATCCCGCGCCGCATGGGGCGCGCGGCGATCCGCACCATCGGCGACCTGGTGTACGCCATTCTGACCAGCAATCCGGCCATGCGCGATAACGTCGCCCTGTTCCACGCCACCCACAAGAATCTGATGGCCGGTTCGGGCATTAGCACCGGTTCGGTCGATGCGATGCGCGTCCTGATGGGCCGGCAGACCGACGGCAATGCTGTGCTGAATATCCGTCTGGCGCAGCTGCTGGTACCGCTGGCACTGGAAGGCACCGCCAGCGTCGTGCGCGACAGCGAATTCGAGGTTGGCGCTGCAACCAAGAACAACACCACGCCGAACTTCGTGCGCGGCACGTTCGAGGTCATTTCCGATGCCCGCCTGGATGTCGCGTCCGCGACAGGCTGGTACGGCACCGCGAACTCCAATACCACCGACACCGTCGAAGTGAGCTACCTGGACGGTGTCGAAACGCCAACCCTGGAGCAGCAGGACGGCTGGAACGTCGATGGCGTCGAGTTCAAGGTCCGTATGGACGCCGGCGTGGCGCCGCTGGACTTCCGCACGATGGCGGCCAACCCCGGCGCCTAATCCCTTCGCTTCCTTGCCGTCCGCGCTTGCGGGCGGCATAACTTCCTTAGGAGCCATTCATGGCAAAGAACTTCGTTCAAGACGGTGATGTACTGACCTACACCGCCGGCGGCGCCGCAATCGCCAGCGGCGCGGTGGTACTGATCGGCGCACGTATTGGCATCTCGCTGGCCGACATCGCGGCCAACGCCGCCGGCACCATCGCCGTCACTGATGTTTGGCAGATCGCAAAGCTTGCTACCGACGTCGTCGCTCAAGGCGCTGACCTGTATTGGGACGCGGCCAACAGCCGCCTGACCACCACCGCTGGCGGCAACACCAAGGCGGGTTACGCCGCAGCGGCTGCCGGCAACGGCGTGACCACGGTCAGCATCAAGATCAACGCCTGACCATGTTCGACGTACTCGAAGCCCGGGTCAACCAGGCCGCAATGAAGAAGCTGGCCAATGCGCTCGCTCGGATTGACGGCGTGGATGTGCCGGTAATCTTCGACGCCGAATACAAGGTCGGCTTGGTGGGCGTGGTGGGCATGGGCGCATCGGAGCCGCAGATGGTGATGTCGAACTCGGACGTGCCGGCCGACTTCATCGGAATGCAGACCGAGGTGAACGGCGCGCTGTGGACCGTTGCCGAGCGTAAGCCCGACAGCAAGCTTCCCTCCGGCCTCACCGTCGTCATTCTGGAGAAGGCATGACGACGGCGCACCGCCAGCTGCTGACCGAAGTCGTCGCCGTACTCACTGCGGCTGACGTCGCCGGCGGTCGCGTCTACAGCGCGCGCACGCGCGCGATCAGCTCCGACTCTCCGCATGGCGTGGTAGTGCGGCTGGCGCGCAGTGCGTCGCTGCTCGCATCGGTGGTTGGTGGCCGCACAGGGTGGCGCACGCTGATTCAGATCGAGTGCTATGGCCGGATGGTCGGCGGCACACCGGATGAGGCGTCGGATTTTCTGGTCGAGCAGGTCTTTGCCGTGTTGGCGGTGAATCCAACGCTGAACAACCTGGCGCAAGGCGTCGAGCCCCTGGAGGGCGACACGCTGGACTGGGACTACGACGAGATGGACACAAGCCTGGCGTGCACCACCGCCAAATTTATCGTATCGCACAAAACAATTGGAAGGACTTTGACGTCATGAACACCACGGACAACAACACTGACGCCGCACCTGCGGCGCCGGCTATCAAGCGCGATCGCGGCGCTGCCGCTACGGCCGTGACGCACGCAGAGCCGCAGCGCGGCGGTAGCTACACCCGCAATCTGGAGACCGGCGCCCTGGTGTCCGCCCAACCAGATCCAGACCAACCCGCTGAATAACCTGTCGGAGATACTCATGAGTCGCCTCATTCGCAACACGGCCATCCTGGCCGCCCTGGAAACGATGTACGCGGTAGATGCGGGACCTACTGGCGCAGCCAATGCGCTGGAGGTCAGCAATGTGTCGATCAACCCGCTCAACGCCCAGGACGTTGACCGCAACGTCATCCGCTCCTATCTGGGTAATTCCGAATCGCTGGTCGGTGTCCACTACAAGGAGGTTGGCTTCGACGTCGAGATGGTCGGCTCTGGCGATCCTGGTGTGCCGCCGGCCTGGGGCAAGCTGCTGCGCGCCTGCGGCTTCGCCGAGACGATCACGGTCGACGTGCGCGTCGACTACACCCCGATCTCCACTGCGTTCGAATCGTTGACCGTGCACTACTTCGACGACGGCGTGGTGCACAAGCTGGTTGGTGCGCGTGGCACCGCCACGCTTAAGCTGACGGCCGGCGAAGCGCCGATGCTGAGCTTCAAGTTCGTCGGGAAAGATGGCGGCGATGCCGTGGCCAGCCTGCCGACGACGGACCTGGAAGATTGGCAAATCCCCGAGGTGGTGATGGACTCCACCAGCGGCATGCTGACCTTCAACGCAACGCATTCGCCGACCGTGGCGCCGGCGCTGACGGGCGGGACTCCCTACCCGAGCGAAGGCATCACCATCGACTTTGGCGTCCAAACCCCGTTCAACGCGCTGATCGGTGGCGAGACTGTGCCAATCACCGAGCGCAAGGTCACCGGCGCGATCAAGTTGGATTTGACTGCGACGCAAGAGATTGCCTTCCTGAGTGACGTCAAGGCGACGGCGCTGACCAGCATCGGCATGCGGCACGGCACGGTCGAAGGCTCGAAGACGATGGTGTTCATGCCCAGCGTTCAACGCATTCAACCGACGAAGGAAGAGAAGAACGGTATGCGCATGCTCGGCTACAAGCTGAACATCAATCCGAAAAATGGTAACGACGAAATCCGTATCGCTACCAGTTTCTAACCAGGCGCAAGCCTATCAATCAAGGATCGAATATCAAATGAGCACCAAGAAAAAATACAAAGTCATCGTCAGCGATGCTGTGATCGTCCCGGTTTCCGGAAGTATCAAAAACGCCGAACGCCGCCCGGTACGCTTCAAATTCGAGCTCGACTGCAAGCGCATGACTGCGGAAGAGCTCAAGGACGCGCTGGAGGGCGGCACCATGGTCAAGGACGTGATGCGCAACGTCACTACCGGCTGGCGCGATCAGCGACTGGTGCTGGAGGACGACGATACGCCGGCCGACTTCTGCGCCGATTCCTTCGACGCGCTGCTGGACATCGCGGGCCTGGCGCTGCTCTGCTTCAACAGCTACGTGAAAGAAAACGGCGCTGCGGAAAAAAACTAGCCGCGCTCGCCCGGCTGTCCGCGCTTGGACTCTTCTATTCGGAGGAGGAGGAGCAGGGTCGGGTGAGTAGGGTTGACGACGCCGCAGCAGCGTTTGGCTTGCGTGCGGTTCGCGCTCCGGGCAGCGCCGAGCCGCCGGAGATCTATTTGTGGCCGGAGAACGTCCCGGTCTGGCGGTTGTTTCAGGCGGTGCGGACGCAGTGGAATGTCGGAATGGGCGGGCCGGTGGGTTTGCGCTACGAAGGCGTCGCGCTGGTCATGCGGATGCATCGCGTGAAGCGCTCGGAAGAGCAGAATATTTTTGCAAAAATTCAAGTAATGGAGAGAGCGATGCTGGAAGCCTGGAGTGAGAAACGCGATGGCTGAAACGCGAGTCATCATCACGGCCGAAGCAAACCAAGCCATCCAGGAGTTCACGCGCCTGCGGGCCGAGGCGACGGGCGCTCTTGGTCAAATCGGCCGCGCTGGCGCCCATCTGGATCAGATAGGGATGTCGGCTGGGCAAGTGGCACAGGCGCTGCGCCAGGTTCCCGCACAGTTTACGGACATCGTGGTCAGCCTCCAGGCCGGTCAAAGCCCTCTCACGGTCTTTCTGCAGCAGGGCGGCCAGCTGCGCGATATGTTCGGCAGCAGTGGTGCCGCAGCACGCGCGCTCGGCGGCTATGTCCTCGGATTGATCAACCCATTTACATTGCTGGCCGCCGGAGTTGGCGTAGTCGCGCTCGCTTACTACCAGGGTAGTAAGGAGGCTGACGCTTACACGCGGGCCATCGTCATGAACGGCAACGCCGCCGGCGTCTCCAAGGGGCAGCTAGCGGACATGGCGCGGGAGATTGGCAAGGGCGATTCCACGCAGGGTGATGCCGCTGCGGCGTTGGCGGCTCTCGCCGGTACCGGCAAGGTGGCGGTTGCCAACATGCGCGCTTTCGCCTTGACCGCCGTGAACGCCGAAAAATCGATCGGGACGGCCGTATCGGATACCGTGAAGGACTTCGATGAGCTGGGAAAATCGCCGTTGCAGGTCACGCTTCGCCTCAACGAAAAATACAATTATCTGACGGCTGCTGTATATGAGCAGATCCGTGCGCTGGAGAAGCGCGGTGACGTGGACGCCGCTGGCGAGGTTGCGCAAAAGGCCTACTCGTCCGCGATGGACAGTAGGGCGGCCGCGTTGAAAGCGAACTTGGGCTCGCTGGAGTCGGCTTGGGAATGGGTGGGGCTGAAGGCAAAAAAAGCATGGGACTGGATGCTGAACATTGGCCGCGAGGATACGCTGACCCAAAAAATCGAAGATATCAAAGGCAAGATCAAAAGCGTTCAGCTTGAGCAAATGACGTTCGTCGGCAGCAGTAGGGAAAATAAGGCCGAGTCGAATGTGCGGATGGACAATCTCAAGAAAGAGCTTGCCGGCTTGCAGGCCACCAAGGCAGCGGAGGAGCAGGCCAACGCCGCGAAGAAAACGGCGAACGATCTTGAACAGGCGAAAATAAAATGGTCGCAGGACGGGGAGAAGTACCTGACGCGCCAGGTGCAACTGCAAGAGGCCATCACTAAGGCGCGCTTTGAGGGTGCTGCCGCCGGCAAGAGCGAGCAGGAAATCAACGCGCGTATCGCGCAAATCCAGCAGAGTTATAGCGACATCGCCAATGATGCGATCGGCGCGCAGATCGAAGCCATCAAACGCCGTGGGGCGGTTGAGGATGTCGTGACGCGGCGATCGATGGATCTGTTGGTGTCGAAGAACAGCGTCGGCTTGGTCAGCGAGGAGGATTACATCAATGCAGTCGCGCAACTGGATGATGTTGCGTTTGTAAAGCAAAAGGCGAGACTCGTTGAAGAATTGGCGTTGACAGCCAAGAAGCAAAATAGCCAGAAGGAGCAGGCTTCACTTCTAGGCCGAATTGCGGAGCTCACAGAGCAGCAGGCTAGTCGCGCGTTGAAGACTGAGAATGAGCTGTTCGAGCTCGAGGTTCGTAGAACCCGCACGGCAGCTGGGAGCTACGCGGAGCTCATTGAGAAGCAGCAAGGCGTTACGCAGTCTCTCGTGGGGCAGATCACGGCGCAGCGGGATGCAAATGCACAGATCGGACTAACTAAAGAGGGAATTGCCCAGTTGGCGGTGGCCCGGCTGGAAGAGCGCGCTGCGCTGGCGGACCAGAACGCGGAAATCGCCGAAGGTGTGGACTTCAGTGGTCGGCTGTCTGAGCAGTACCGGAATCAGGCTAGCGACCTGCGCGCCTTGGCGAAGGCGCGGCAGGAGGGCGCTGCTGCTCAGGCGATTTCCGATAAATTCAGTCCTAAGGATTTGGAGGACTTCCTGGATCCGGCCAAGGCCAAGTCGTTCGGCGAGGCGCTGAAAGATGCGTTCGGCGGCGCTGGCGATGCGCTGAGTAAATTGCAATCGTCCCTTAAAGACTACGGGATTGCTCAGACAACAATCGAGCGTGCGCGCGGTGCTGCGGCGATTGCGTATAAGAACGATTCGACCAAGTTGGCTGCCGCCAATTTGGCGATTGCCAAAAAAGAAACGCAAGTCCGATTGGCTGCCTATGGCGATATGGCTGGCGCCGCCGCCGGCTTTTTTGGCGAGCAAAGCCGTGGCTACCAGGCGCTGTCGGCTGTATCAAGAGTTTTCCATGCCGCTGAGCTGGCGATGACGCTGGCTGAATTGGTGCCGAAAGGTATCAGCGCGGTGCTAAACCAGGCGCAGGGCGATCCCTACTCGGCGTTCGCTCGCATGGCCGCGATGGCGGCTATCGTGACCGGACTCGGCGTCGCCATTGGCGGTGTTGGCGGTAGCGGTGGCGGAAAGACCGCTGCTGAGGTCCAGAAGGGGCAGGGCACCGGATCGGTGTTCGGGGATATCGGCGTGGTTCAAAAAAATGGCGAAGTCACCTATTCGGATAAATCCGATTCGATCCGCCGTGCGATAGAGCAACTGAAGGACAACTCGGACAATATGCTGCCGATCAATCTAGGCATGCTGTCCGCGCTGCAGGCTATCGAATCGGCCATGACAGGCCTGACCAACCTGGTGGTGCGTACGACCGGGCTGACCGCTGGTACGAACATGGGCATCACCGAAGGTCAGCTCAATGCCAAGGGTTCGGCCACGGACTTCGTGTCCAACTTCATGACGCAGATGCAGTATGTGTTTGCAGGCCCCATCCTCGGCGGAAAACTTGCTTCGATCGGCAACAATCTCTGGGGAAAAGTCACGCAGGAAATTGTCGACTCGGGCATTCAGTATGCGGGCGGCATTCGCGATCTCCAGGCCGGGACCGGCTTTGACCAGTATGCGACCGTCAATACCACGAAATCGAGCTGGTTCGGCCTGTCGAAGAAAACCAGCAGCTCTGTGAAGACCCAAGGCCTGAGCGACGAGCTTGCTGATCAACTTGGATTGATCTTCACCAACCTGGACAAGTCGCTTCAAGCCGCTTCGGTTGCGCTCGGCGGCTCAGCCGCAGACGTGACCAAGGTGCTTGACACCCTGACCTTGGCAGAGACCAAGATCTCACTGAAAGGGCTGACCGGGACCGCGTTGACGGACGCGCTGAACTCGGTCATTTCGAAGTCGATGGACGAGATCGCGCAGGCGGCATTCCCGCAGTTCGAATCGTTCCGTCAGGTGGGTGAGGGCTACGCCGAAACGGTTATGCGCCTTGCCGGCGACTACGCCAAGCTCGACGCCGTCCTGTCCGCAAGCAGCACCACTTTCGGCGCCACCGGCATCGCCAGCGTCGCCGCGCGAGAAAACCTGATCAAACTGGCAGGTGGTATCGATCAGCTGGCCAGTCAGAGCAATTCGTTCGCCGAAAATTTCCTGTCGAAGGCCGAGCAGCTGGCGCCGATGCAGAAATATGTTACCGACCAGCTGGCCGCGATGGGGCTGCAAAGCCTGACCACGCGGGACCAGTTTAAAGAATACCTTCTTGATTTGGCGAACTCGGGCGCGCTGCTCAACACGACCGGCGACATCACCACGCGCAGCCAAGCGCAATACGCCGCGCTGTTGGCCTTGAATGAGGCATACGCCAAGACGCACGCCGCGACCGAGGATTTGACAAAATCTGAGCAGGAGATTGCCGACGAGCGCAAGGATTTGCAGAAGCAGTACAACGAATTGATGATGACGTCCGTGCAGCTACTGGCGAAGGAACGCGACGGGATCGCCGCCGTCAATCTGGTTCTGTACGACCAGATCAAGGCTGTGCAGGCCTTCAACGCAGTCGGAGAGGCGCAATCCAATCTGGAAACCGCCTACTACAACCAGCGGAGCGCGCTGCAGGAAATCGTTGATTTGCGCTTGAAGGAAGCAGATGCGACCCAGAAGCAGATTGATGCTCTCAAACTAAGCGATCTGTCGACGCTGAGCCCGGAGCAAAAGTACTTCGAAGCCCAGCGGCAGTTCGATACCGCCACTTCTGGCGAGGCGAAGAACGCTGCAGCGCAGACCCTGCTGACGGCATCTCGAAGCTACAACGGGGCGACCGAGTCCTACGCCCGCGACTATGCCAAGGTGCAGGCGATTCTGGCGCTGCAGATGGTATCGCAGAAGTCCAGTGCGGAGATCGCGCAACAGCAGTTGGATGCGCTCGACAAGCAGGTCAGCTCGCTGATCGATATCAATAAGGGCGTAAGCAAGCTCGACAGCACCATGGTCGAGACGCAAAAGGCCATTCTCGGCGTGGGATCGGCGATGCTGACCCTGGCCGGCGCCAACACTGCGGCGGGCAAGCCGAACGTCGGCAATGGCGCTACGCAGGGCCAGAGCGCAGTCGACGGTGTGCTGACCGGTCTGTACAAGGATTTATTGGGCCGCACGCCCGACGCGGAAGGGCTGAAGTTCTGGGCGGCGGTGGTGGCCAGTGGCCAGTCCTACGATCAGATCGTCGCCGGCATCAAGGGATCGGCTGAATACATCAAGCTGAACGGCGCGCACGCGAACGGCGGGATTGCATCCGGCTGGTCGCTGGTTGGCGAGCAGGGTCCGGAGGTGGTTAATTTCAGTCAGCCTGCGCGTGTCTACACAGCCAGTCAGAGCCGTGAAATGTTCGGTGGCGGCAATGGTGGCGATGGTCCTGCCGCGCGCGAATCGGCGCAACTGCTTCGCGAGGTGCTGGTTGAACTGCGCGCTGATAAGACGCAGCGCGGTGCCGTGGCCAAAGAAACGATCGCCAAGCTGTCGAACCTTGAGCAACGTTTTGCAAAGCAATCGCGTGTACTGGAGAGGGCAGAATGATCCTGATCGAAATGGTGGGCGCCATCGACGCCGCTGGCACCGTCCGGACGTTCTTCCTGTCCGACTCGTCGTTCTGCACCGCGCCGACCGATACGCCGCCGAACACGGCTTTCAGCCAGGTGCTGCTTGATCCGGGCAGCATCGGCGTCCACGCCTATTCCGACGGCCGTACCACGGGCGGCGCCGCCAAGCTCGAAACGGGCGAGGTGGTGGTCATCAACGTCGATGGCCAGTTCGATGGCTGGCTGGACTTCGCTTTCGACGGCCGACCCATCACCATCAGACAGGGCGAAGGCGATGTCTATCCAGCCGATTTTCCGGTGATTTTCAACGGCACCGTTGAGAGCATCGAAGCGAACAAGGACAGCATCATTATCCGTCTGCGCGACAAGCTGTACGTGCTGACGGTGCCGATCCTGAAAAATCGCTACGCCGGCACGAACGTGCTGCCGAATGGGCTTGAGGGCGGTCCAGACGATATCAAGGGGAAGCTGAAATCAGGGGTATGGGGCGCGGTATTGAACATGGCGCCGGTTCTGGTGAATGCGTCGAAACTGACCTACCAGGTCAACGACGGCGCGGTCGCCGATGTCTCGGCCGTCTATGACCGGGCGGCGTCGGTGACCAAGGGCGCCAACTATGCGACCAGCGCACTGTTGCAGGCGGCCACGCCCGGCGCAGGGACCTACGCCACGTGTTTCGCTGAAGGCTTGTTCCGGCTCGGCACCAGCCCATCTGGCCAGATCACCGCGGACGTCACCGAGGGCGCCAACGCGGCGGCGCGCACGGCTGGCCAGATACTGAAGCGCATGGCGATCGCGACCGGCTTGCCGGCTGGCGAGATCAACGCGGCGGACCTGGCCGCGCTCGACGCGCTCAATTCGTCGGTGGTCGGGATCGTCATCGATGGGGACAGCACCGGCCAGGCCGCGATGGATCTGGTCGCAGCCAGCGTGGGCGCGTGGTATGGATTCGACGGGCTGGGCATGCTCCGCATGGGCGTGCTGGCGGCACCGACCGGTACGCCGGTGCTGGAGCTGTTCGAATTCGATATCGGCGCCGATATCGAGCGCCGGCCAGCGCGCGACAACGGCATCCCCGCCTGGCGCGTGGTGGTGAACTATGCGCGCAACTGGACTGTGCAGAACTCGGATATCGCCGGTGTCGTGATGCCGGCACGCCGCAGCTTCCTGGGCCTGGCCAACCGTTCTGCCAACTCGGCCAATCCAGCCGTGAAGGTCAAGTACCTGCTGTCGGACGAGTTGGCCGTCGATACCTTGCTGGCCACGGCGGCGGACGCGCAGACCGAGGCCGACCGCCTTGAAGCGCTGTATGGCGTCCGCCGCGACATCTTTGATGTGCCGGTCGACGCGCGCCTGCTCCAGAAATCGCCACTGTTCTTCATGGACGCGGTCCGTGTGACCTACTCGCGCTTTGGTCTCGACGCCGGAAAGCTGTTCCGGGTCATCGGGATCCGTCCGGAGCTCAAAGATCAAAAAGTAACTTTATCACTATGGGGATGATGAATGGCTAATTGCATGATGGGATTCCCCAACCGGGCCGATAAGGCCGTGCTGAGCGGTGGCACCTGGACGATAGGCCTGCCGCGCGCGAATCTGCAAGACAGGGTGATCGGGCGCGTGGCGAGGACCGCGAGCGCTGCGCTGGCCAGCACCAAGTTCGACATGGATATGGGGCCTTCCGGCAAGGCGCGCGCGCTCAGCTTCAGGAAACATAATCTTTCGCTTGCAGCCCGGTATCGGGTGAGGGCAACGAGCAACCCAGCGAACATTGATTTTTCAGCGCCCGCCTCGTATGACAGTGGCTGGAAGGATGTCTGGTCGGTCGTATACCCGTTCGGCACCTTGGAGTGGGGTGACGAGAACTGGTGGAGCGGGAAATATACGGTCGATGAGGCCGAAGGCTACATCGCCGAACTGGTTCACATCCTGCCGGAAGACCGGTATGAGCGCTGGTGGCGCGTCGAGTTTGACGACCAGGCCAACGCCGCCGGCTTCATCGAGATTGGTCGCCTGTTCATCGGCCCGGCGTGGCAGCCAAAGATGAACATGAATTACGACGGCGCCTCGATCGGCTGGGAAACCACCACCGAGGCGCGCCAGGCGATCAGCGGCGCCGAGTATTTCAGCGACGGTATCAACTTCCGCGTGCAGCGCTTCACGCTGGGCCACATGGATCAGGACGAGGCATTTTCTCAAGCGTTTGAACTGCAGCGGCGCGCCGGCATCTCGGGCGAGATCCTCTGGATTCATGATCCCGACGACACCGTCCATGCACTGCGGCGCCGCTACCTCGCGCGCCTGCGCCAGCTCAGTCCAATCGACTACCCATATTACGGCGCGAACAGCACCGCCTTTGAACTCAAGGAGCTCCTCTAGATGACCCAAGTGAACGCGAACGGCAGCACCTATTCGGACGACGGGACGACGGACAAGGACATGGTCGTCAATGGCGGCTATCGCACCTGGTTCTTTATGATGGTCAGCGACGTCATGACGGAAATCTCGGCGAAGCTTGCCTCGCTTGCCGCAGCTGTGGCTGCAGCGGCGGCCAGTGCGGCCAGCGCGGTGAGCGCGCCGGGCACGTCGGCCACGTCCACCACCTCGATGCTGGTGGGCTACGGCACGAAGAACTTTGCTCTGCAGGCGGGCAAGATCATTCCGCCCGGCGTGCCGGTGATGGTCGCCAGCACGGCCGCGCCGTCGACGGTGTCGATGCACGGTTTCATCATCAGCTATGACCCCGCCACCGGCGCTACGGTCGCGGATATCGTCGCCATTCGTGGCCTGGGCACCACGGCCGCCAGCTGGTCGGTCGGCCTGTGTGGCCCCGGCGGCGCGGGCCTCGGCTTCAACCAGTACACCGGTAGCCAGTTCTATGCAGCCGGAATATTCGAGGGCGCCGTCGACATGGCCGCCAGCAATACGGTCGATCTGGGCACCGGTACGCTGTTCCAGAAAATCGCCACGGCAAACTGGGCGCTGACGGTCACCGGCATCCCGGCGGGCGCTGCTGCCTGCTTCATCATGGAACTGACCAACGGCGGGCAGTGGACGTTTACCCCTCCGGCGGGAACGACGTATGCAAAGGGTGTCACGCCCGTGCTCAGCTACACCGGTACCGACGCGATCGCGCTCTATAAATTCCCGGGCGGTTCGTGGCGCCTGCTTGTGTTGGCGCCGGGTGTCGCATGACGGCTCGCTTCCTGCGATATGCGGCGGCCACGGCCAAGCAGTTCAATATCCTCGCATATGATCACCCGCCAGCGTTGCTACCGCCCAACTTGGGGAGTGGCCGATTCGTCTGGTTCGCCGATATCACGGGGTATGGGTATCCCGGGTTGTCGAATGGAGGCAAGCAGCTTGTCTTGTTCGACTTCAACGCCGCCACCAACGAATACGAGCCATCGAATGCGATCAGCGGCGTTAGCGGTGGCGACTATCGCCCCAGCAATGGTGGCCGCGTTTGCATGGTGGATGCGACCACGCTAGAAATCATCACGTCCAGCGCGACGGCCGGCTCCTGCGACCGAAACATCATTACTATCGGCGCCGCTCCAGCCATCTCCATGGCTTACACGAGCCGGACGGTCGCTGCCTACGCGGAGGTTGGTGCATTGAACAACTTTCATGTTCGCAGCACGCCGACAGCCTACGCGGGCAGCATGCTCTATGGATTTTGGGTCAATGGGTTCGCCGCAACGTATCCGGCAACGAATGGCTACGTGCAGAAGGTGTCGCCGTCGGCAGCGTCTCACAACGCGACAGCTCTTCGCAGCTCACTTCCACTGGATGGCACCCAAGGCCAACCTGTTAAGTCGATTGCCGCGCTTGGCGGCGCCGCGCCGAATGGGTACATCGTTGCCGAAGTTTCTGATTTTGTCGCATCAGGCGGCGTGGGTACCTGCCGGTACCGATTGGTGAACTGCACAGGCACGCCCGTTGCCGTGGGAACTGAGCTCACGTTCGTAGGCAATGCGGGGAGCGGTAGTCGTGATCGGCTTTTGGCCCTCAGTGCGACGCAGGTTGTAGCAATCGATCGCGAGCTCCTCAGCACAGTGAGTGCGCGGATCTCGCTATTGAACACAAATTCCACAACTGCTCCGACCACCCTGACAAAAGGCGCAGAGGTGGTGATGCCGCCGCCGGTTGGATATACCGCCGCCCAGGTGGACTACGTCGCTGTATTGGCGGAAGAAGTCGCGAGCAATAACTTCATTGTTTCCGGAAAAGCGGTCGTGTGGGTGCGGTGGTACATGGTGGCGGGCGGCGCGATCTATCGCCCCGTCGTGATCGCATCTACCGGGCCGGCGAATTTGACGATCACGCAGTTGCCAGCAACCGACTTGCGAGGGCATCCGCTGGACGCGCTTGGCGGCGGCATCAGCGGCGCTGGGCCCGTGGTGGCCGCGCCGGGCGGCAAGGTCGTGGTGTTCGCGCAGCGCGCCCGTGACGGGCAGTACGAGCAGCTTTGCTATCAACTATAAGGAAAATCAATGAAACTTCTCAAGCTCACAGACACGTCCACGGTTCTCGCACTCGTGAATTTCTTTGCTGACGTGCGCGGCCCGATCTGGCCGGTCGATGCCGAGCGCATCGACTTCGCCGAGTACGGCTACGCGCGGATCAGCGAGCTGCCGGCGCCGCTGTACGACGCCAGCACGCAGTACCTGGTGCCGGGGCCCGTCGAGCAGGTCGACGACGGGTGGTCGCAGGGCTTCGTCGTGGTGAACTACACGTCGGCCGAACGGGCCGAGCAGCGCGCGGAAGCGGCGCGCGGCGCGGCCATGACGCTGCTATCCGGCCTGCAGGGCTACATGAACGGCCGCGCTGCCGAGCGGCTGTACGACAGCATCCACAGTGCCGCTCTCCGCGCGTCCTATCCCGGTCCGTACCGCGAGGAGGGGATCGCCTACGGCACCTGGATGGATACCTGCCTTGCGCATGCCTACTCGGTGATCGCCGAGGCCGCGGCGAACGACGTCGACGTGCCGACGCTGGATGACCTGATCGGCGGCGACGAGTTCCCCGAACTTGTTCTGCCGATCCGCTAAAAGCCCTTTCTACTTTTATTTATTCCAAGGCCAACATGACCGAACCAGTCACCACCACTGCCGCAATCCTCACCGCTCTCGTCAGAACCTCAGTCGAATACCTGCCCGGCGCGGCCGGCGCGGCCCTGTCGCTCAAGTTTCTCGGCGGCGCGCTGGGCATTGGCCAGAAATTAACGTCGTTCGCCGTTGGCCTGACCTGCGCCGTCTATCTGGCGCCGGCGGCGATCGAGCTGTGCGGCATCCAGGGCGAGCGCGTGCACGCCGGCATCCAGTTCCTGGTCGGCTTGTTCGCGCTGGCCACCTGCCGCGAGCTGTTCGTCGAGATCAATAACGCCGACTTGATCGGATCGCTGAAGCGGCGCTTCCTGGGCGCGGATGCGGCGCCTCCAGGAGATCGTTCATGAGCGCCCTGACCGTGCAGCAGCTGTTGGCTAGCGGCGTGCTCGGCGCTTGCATCTGGGGCGTGTTGAACCCGCGCCTCCCCACACGCACCAGCGGCACGCTGGCGCTTTCCTTGATCGGTATTCTTGCCTTTGTGAGTCTGATATGAAAACTAGTACCAACCTGAAAGCGTTCCTCGACATGCTGGCGTTCTCCGAGGGTACCTCGACCAGTCCGGCGACACGCTGCAATGGATACGATGTCATCGTCACAGGCGCCGATGGCCGCCGGGAAGTCTTCAGCGATTTTGGCGATCATCCATTCGCCGCCGGTCGTCCGTCGAAGCGAATCAATTCGAAGGGGCTGACGTCCAATGCATCTGGCCGCTACCAGTTCATGCTCCGAGATTGGGCACACTACCGTTCTACGCTCTCGCTGCCTGATTTCGGTCCGGACTCCCAGGATTTGTGGGCTATTCAGCTGATCCGCGAGCGGCGGGCGCTGTCGCTGGTCGAGGCGGGTCGGTTTGCTGAGGCCGTGGCCGCTGTGTGCAACCTGTGGGCCAGTCTACCGGGCGCGGGCTACAAGGATCAGCCCATGCGGAAGATCGAGCAGCTGGCTGCAGTCTATGTCGCTAGCGGCGGGGTGATCGCGTGAATCTCAATCTAATCCCCTGGTGGTGGAAACTCATCGGCGCAGGTCTGGCGTTTGCTGCACTATTCGCCGCCGAGCAGGTCTACGAGGCCCATCTGATCGGCAAGGCCGACACGGCTGGGTATGCACGCGCGAACGGCGAATGGATAGCGAAAGAAGCCAAGATCGAATCTGCCGCTGTGCGCCAGGCGGCGGCCGACACCAAGAAGGCGCGCGAGGAAACCGCCGCGCTACAACTGAAGTTTGACCAGCTGGGCGACTTCCAGCAGAAAGCCAGGATCGATCATGAAAACGATATTCGTATTGCTGTTGCTGGCGTCCTCGCTGGCACTGAGCGCCTGTCAATCCCTACCGCCCCCGGATCCGGTGGTGCGCTACCTGAAATCGGAGCGGTCGAAGGTGCCGCAACTGGAACCGGCGCTGCGCCAGAAACGCGCGCCGACATCTTGCCGGGAACTGCTGCAGCTATTTTCCGCTTCGCAGGCGACTACGGACAGCTTGTGCGGGACTATAACAGCGTCGTCGAACGATTCGATGCCGCGCGCGCCAGTTGCAACGCCGAATAAATGGCGCTAACAATGGACTGTTCGAGGTCGTGTATTGCCGGAGAGTGGGCTAGCTCAGCTATGTCAGATTGTGGATAGCCAGCGGCTGCGTCATCGTACCTGCGATTCTTTTTGTTAGTCGTTGGCTGGCGCGTAGTCGCCGAGTAGCCCCGCGCTGCGTGCAACAAGATGCTTATGTTTTAAATCAAGGTAGAGAACAGCCTCAGCTGAGGCATGACCGACACCGGGATCTTTCTCCCATCTCACAAAGAACTGTGATTCTGCGAGGGTTAGGCCCGCGTACACCTCTTCACCATCTTGGTCGACAACCAGAGCACCAGATGCGCGCAGTCTTGCGCGGGTCGCATCATCAATGTCCAGCAT